GACGACACCGCGTCGGTGTAAGTCGCATCAGAGAGCGCGGTGATCGTGTCGGAGCGGTTGGCGTCCCAGTATTCGATCAGGCTGCTGCCGAGCGCCGTCACCGGATTGTAGTTCGACGACGGCCCGGTATAGCCAGGGATAATCACGGTCTTGGCGTTGCGCGCCGCGAGCCCGGTGAGCCCGGTGAGCGCATAGACGTCTTCCCACGTCCCGGTCGGGCCCGCCGCCTGCTGCAGTGCGTCGATCTGCCCCCACACGGGAAACGTGCCAGTCGGCCCGGTGAACGCCGGTAAAATCTGGACGCCTTTGTACGTGCCGGTCGGGCCGAGCGGGCCGTCGAGAACGCGGACAAGTTTCTGGGTGTTGACGGTCATCAGCCGACGCCCCCGGCGACCGAACCCTTAACGCCCGTCATGTGCGGCGTCAGATGCGTCTGCGGCCCCATCGCCTGTGACGGCGCCGGCGGCTTCATGCCCGACGATTGCCTGGCCGCCTCCTGCATGCCGCCGTGTTGGCCAGCGTGCATGCCCGGGTCGCTGGAAGCGCCCTGGCCGCCTCCTGGCGCAGCTTCTGGCGCGATCGCGCCCGGCGTACCGATATGCGCGGGTGGGCCCTCCGGCATATGCGCCCGAGCGGCCAGCACACCAGAAGTGAGCTCGGTCGAGATACGCTTAACGCCAGCCTCAACGCCTTTGTTAACCGCGGCCACGATCGCTTGTTCGATGTCTCCACCTTGCGCTGCCTGTTGCTGTTGCTGTTTCTCCATCTTCTCGATCTCGGCGTCGGACGGCACCACCTGGTCGCCCTGAATGCCGATCGTCGAGGACACCGATCGCAGCACCGCGGCGCGACCGCCGATGCCCATGATCTTCATGTCGGTCGGGTTGTTCGTTGCCGTCAGGAACTCGATCTGGCGCTGCCGCAGCGTCTCGCGCTGGATCGCCACGCTCACGCCGGTGACGGAAACTTTTTCCTGACCGGTGAGCATCCCGGTGCGATCGGTCAGCATCAGCAGGTCGAATAACTGCAGCAGGCTTTCCTCGATCACGTCGCGGTCGATGTTCGCGGACACCGTCTGCAGGATCTTCGAGGCGTTGCCCATCAACATCGCCAGGCCCGAAGCCGTACGCCCGGCGCCGCCGCCAGCTTGGCCGCCGACGTATTTCGGGATCGCCGACACGTCGTCCGAGATCGAAGTGAACTCCTGCAGGCACTGGATCAGGGCCTGAGCGTTGTTCGCCGGCATGAAGAAGGAGATCGGTTGCTTGGCGTTGTTGTTCACGGGGTCGGTGCGGGTGTGCCACCGCTTCCACGGATACATCTCCTCGCCGTTCTCCTCCGGCGCCAGCATGTCGTCGTTGATGACGACCTGCGGCCCCGACGAGATCGACAGGTTGTTGATCAGCGCGCGCAGCGTGGCGTTGGCGGCTTCCTGCAGGTCGGCGAGCAGATCGGTCAGACCATTGCCGACAGGCGTACCCGGCACTTTCTCAAAACTCGTGATGAAATACGGATGTCGCTGACGTGGTGAAGGCGACAGGTGTGCCTTGATGACGTGCGAGCCGATAACCCAGACCTGAACATGATAGTCACGAAGCTCGTCTTGGACAGCGAGGCCGTAATCTTGAAGTACGCGTCCTTGGACATTGCCGTTGAACTCCATCATGGTGATCATCGCTGATCTGTTCCACGCCGGGTTTTCGCGGCTCTCCAACACGCTGCGCTCGGCGTCGGTGGTGTCCCAGTTGTCATAGAGACCGCCGCGGCCGTACTCGTCGAGCACCGCGCGAATTTCATCGGAGTTGTAGCCGGGCAGGTCGAGCAGATCGTTGAGCTCGGCGCGCGTCACGCGCAGCTTCTCGATCACGTTGGCGTTGGCGATGTCGGCGACGCCCGGGGTGAACCAGATGTCAAATGGGCTGACCCGGTTCCACGTCAGCACCGGCGTCTGCTGCACGGTGGCGCTGCCGCTCGCCCAGTCCACCTTGGGCATGATCTTGACTACGGGGCCCTTGATGCAGGCGAACGGGAAGATCGGCAGGTCGACGATGAACTCGGCAAGCGCGTGGTAGAAGCTGCCCTCGCGCAGCATGTCCTGGATCTTGTCCTGAGCATACCGCGCCTGTTGCGCCGCTTTCTTCTTCGCCGCGGTCTCGGCGCCCTCTAGCAACGCCTCGCGTCGCTGCCATAGCTCCTGCGGCGTCGGCGGCGGTAGCCCGGTTTGCTGAACCTGCTGGCTCTCGGCCTGGATCAGCTTGTCGATTTCCTGCATGATTTCGGGCGGGATGTCCGGATTGGCCGGCGGGTCGAGCGCCCACGGGATGTCGTCGCCGAGATAGATGTCGCGAAGCAGCGACGCGGCCGCGCGGCACTTCTGGGCAATCAGCCGTGCGAACACCTGGCTGCCGCCCCATTTACTGATCTCGGCGAGCTTCGTCGGGTCGTACTGGCCATTGAACGTCCGCAACGCCGACAGCATGCGGTTGGACCAGCCGGCGTTGGTGTTGCGGTGATTGCGAAAAATTTCAAACTGCGTGCGGACATAACCAGCCAACTCAGGATACTGAGGCTGTTGGGTCGCAGTTTGTGCGGCGGCTGCGTCGCTGTCCCGTTGCTGGATCTGTCGTTCCAGTTCCGCGGGAGGGATTACCTGTAGGACACCGGCCTGGCCAAGCTGATCTGCCATTGAGAAGTTCCAACCAAGAAATTGGCCGGAACGTCCGACGACCCCCCTAAAGGAAAACTTTATGATCAACCGACGATGGTCGCGCCAATTCGGGGGGCCAAAAAATGGAAATGCGCGACCAGTCAGCAGTGCAACTTCTTGGGCACACTTTTAGCCTCGGGACGCTGCTGTCAGTCGTCACCGGCCTTCTTCCGTTCGCGGCGTCGCTGGTCGCATTGATCTGGTACATCATCCAGATCTTCGAGAGCGATACCTGGCGCCGCCGCGTCGAGCGCAAGCGCCTCAAGCGCATCGCGAAACTGCGCGCCGAGCTGGTCGGTCTGGAGACGTTGATGCTTATGTCCAAGCTGCAGCAGAAACAGCCGGACGCTTCCGAGCCCGCGGACGCAGCCGCTGAGCGATAATCGGCACCTGACCGCCGTGCACCACGAGCGCGACGTATTGCAGGTCGTCGGCGACGTGCGAGAAGCCTTCCTTGTCGGTCTTGTCGGGCACGGTGCGAAGCGCGCCGGTCTTCAATTTGGTGAAGCGGTAGCCGCCGCTCATGGCGCGGCATAGCCACGGGCAGCCCGCGGCGCTGATCATTAGGGTCGGGCCACCGTTGGTTTGGCGGCTAAGTAGCGCTTCCACAGCTCGTAGACGCGGCTCAATATCATTTGTCGGGGCAGGGAAGCACGGGAGTCCCATTCGCTGTAGAGCATCAAAGCAGCTCTCCTCCGAGATCGTGCCCTTGGCGACACCCGATGGGTCCCCGACAACACAGACCTTGAAGCCAAGATACTTGGCTGAGAATAGCCGAGGCTTGAGCGACTGCTGAACGTGCTTTTCGAGGCCGACGTTCGTCGCAGGGACTTCTTCATGGACGATCAGCCTCCCAAGGTGGTCCATCTGACAGATCAACGACCACGGGTTACGGCCGAAGTCCTGACCGATCAAGAGCGGGTATCCGGGGATCAACTGCGTTTCGGGGACGATGTGGAAGTTGCTCTTGAATGTGTTCTTGAACACCGCGGCGCCGCTCGGGTCGTCGCCATATTCGGCCTTCACATATCGCCGCACCCAGTCGCTCTCCTCGCCATACATCTCGACGAAGCGCTCGTAATACTTGCGGCCCTGCGCCAGCCGCTTCGGATGCCCCTGCGGCAGCTTGAGGGTCTCCTCGGTCTGCAGCAGCCAGTCGAGGTTTTCAGCGTCGGGCGCGAGACCGGAGGGCTGCTTGAAGATCTGCACGTCGCCGGGAGTGGCGATGTGCTCCTCCATGAAATTGTGCCAGGGCGTCATTTCGGTCGGGAAGTTGGTGTCGGCGACCCAGCCATGCCACGACGGTACGCCATCCGATCCGGACGGATACCGCCCAAGGCGGCCCGACAGCGGCGCGATGACGTCGAGGTTCATCTCAATGCACTCCGACATCCACGCGCCTGTGAGCTGCATCGACAGCAGCCGCGCCTGGTCCTCCGCGTTCTCCAGCGGGATGAACACCCATTCGCTACGCACGTCGTCGAAGTCGACATAGAACGTGTTGTCGCTCACTTTCCAGTTACCTATGCCCTTGAGCCAGTTCTGGCAATCTTTCAGCACGGTGTCCTTAAGTTGCTTCAACGTCTGCCGCACCACGGCGTGGCGGGTGTGGCGCAAGCCGTCGGCGCCGGGGCGTTGCGACACGCTACGCCGTAACAGCTCGATCACGCAGCCGGTGGTTTTCCCTGAGCCGACGGGTCCTGCGATCAGCCGGCCAAACGCGTCTGAGCGCATGAACCGCGCGACGGTCGGGGGCGCCCTGTATTTGAGCCCCGCCATCAGGCCGCTTCCTGGAGCTGCGGCCAGCTCACCCACTCCGGCTTGGCGGCTTGGGTTTGCTCGCGCCCCTCAAGCAGCACTTCCCAGCGCGCGGTGATGCCGTGCTTGGGGTGATCGAACCACAACATCTGCGACG